CTGACTCGCAGGTAACATGCCGACTCCCACAGTGTAACGTGTGGGGGGTTTTGACCTGTGGTTTAAGGGAGAATATGGGATGGTGGCTTGGTAGGCTCAGTAGTTTTCTTAGCTTCAAAATTTTCATGCAGGAATCTTTTACTATCTCCGTCCTTTAGCCACGTACAGGGATTATCATGAAGGCAGCGTATGAACTCATCTGGCACAGTTTTGTAGTATCGGCAGTTAATACAATTTACTTCTGTCATTCTTATTATCCTTCATGTGAGATAGCAGGAAGACTTACGCAGTTATGCGAGCAAGTTGCTGTATAACTTGTGCGAGCAGAACAAAGAGGCTCGCCACTCTGTGACGCGAGCTAGATTCGTATGCTATGCATGCTATGTTCGCTCCATAACTGCTATGCTCGCATAGTATACCATAAAAAACTGTAAAAGTCAAGACATTTCTTTGTATAGTAGTAGCTAACAGTAAGATGTATATGTACTTAGCATGTGTATCTTTTTTATACGTTCTTGTTAATAGCTACAATATAGCAAGTTAGGGGAAAAAATCACTTATACTATACAATATACGGTGTGTAAAAACTATACACTTTTAGTTGCTAGGGGTCATCCTCAAAAAAAGTTGCTATATTTTGCAGAAAAAAATATTTTCTACTTGACTTTGCTGCCGTTTTGCTATAATATATAATATGAATATTACATTATATAGGGGCAAGGCGATGGGCATACAGTTTTCACCTACAGAGGTACTAGTCGAGGTCAGGGATGCAGCGGTAGAGGTGCTGAAAGGTGCTATCCGTAGACAGTTCAAGTCTAACGGTGGGAGCATCACAGCTCTTAACTTCTCAGCCTGTCCAAGATGTATTACCACTGGTGTAGTCACTGTAGACAACCAACGTCAACCTGAATACTGTAAGTGTCAGGCTGGTAAGGTACTGCTTGAGAATCTTTGATTCGCAAGTTAACAAGTCTACAAGGAAGCTACTATGGGGAGCACGGTTACGGGGAATGCCTCCGTACCTGGAAAAGCAAAGAAGTCTAAAGCTCCGCAAGGTAGAAAACTGGATGAACTCACTAGGAAACGAGTAAAACAAACTCTCAGTTTCTATCCTCTGACTAGAACCGGGTGTCGTGCGTGTGCCTACGAGCTTGGTCGTCAGGGGATAGAGATTGCAGAGTGTACTCTCTACGATTACATTTCGCAAGCAGAAGGTAAACAGGAGATACTTGCCATACGAGCTAAGACTTGGGGCAAGTTAGCAGAAGTTCCTGTCTTCCACAGAGTCTTCCGTCTTCACAAACTTCAAGAAATCCTAGACGATTCAGCTACTAGCAGGGATAAGATAAATGCCCTCAAGGAAGCTCGTGTAGAAGTTGAAAGTTACAAGGAAGGTATGACTAAGTTTTCAGATGATGAGTTCTCTAGGCTGCCTAAGGCTGTACAGGCTGTCCTAGAATCTCAATGTGAACGTATAATAGAAGCTGAATACTCAGTTGTGGAGGAGAACAAAGATGCCACTGACCCACCTATCAATGGTAGAGAACCCGATACTTCCGTATTGCAACCAGCCACTGAGGGAGTTGAAGAAGAAGGGGGAGACTCTACAGAACGAAGTAATGAAGACCTCCTGCAAAAAATGCTTGACACAGTGCAAGACGCAGAGCTTGTCGAAGATACCGAATCTGAGGGACAAACTGATTTCGGTGAAGAAGGAGATAGAACAGGAGATTTCTTTTAATGAGAAGTATGCTAGGGTAGTTGCTAAGAGAATTGAGGACTTGCGTAATGGGTAATCCATGTGTAAACTTGTCAGGTGATAAATGTGCCGAATTTCCGACTGCTACTACTGTAGATTGTCCTCATGGTGGAGCAGGAAAGAATAGAGGTGCTACATGTCCATCTAAAGGTATAGAGTTTAAGATGGGAAATGAGGGGAAGCCAAAAAACTATTCACAAGTTACCAAAATTCCTAAGCCGATACCTACAGATGAAGTATCTATTAGGATTCTTAACACAATTGACAAGCTGATTGATTTGCTAGGAAAGTCTAAGTAATGGATGATGTTTGGTACATACTAGGAACCTCCAAGGATATCAACAACATAGACGGCAAGTGGTTTAATGGTAAATCTATCATAGCTATGAATGGTAGCTATGAAATAGCTGCCAAGTATGGTAGGCAAGTAGATGAGTGGATTTGCCATGACCAGTGTTTCATGTTCTTTAAGGAGATTGTACATAACTCAATACCTGCTTTTAGGAAGTGGGTACTTTACGATTATGCTGTAGATGAAAGGCTGCAAAGGTTTAGACCTAACAGGACTAACTATGAAAGGTGGAAAGACCACAACGTCTGGTTTTATACTGTTAGGACTAGTCGTACTAATCTTCCAGAGCTTAAACCTCATATTGCTAAATCACCTTCGGATAACCTCACTATTCTGGATAACTACATCTATACTATCTTTACTGCTACTTCTTTGGCTGTTGGACTTGGTGCTAAGGAGATAAGGTATAGAGGTGTAGAGCTAGGTGGTTCTCACTTTAATGATAAGAAGAAGTGTAACCTAGACCATCACTACGGAGAACAGAGTATGAAGTTTAAGAAGTTTATCATACCTGCTTGCGTAGAAATGGGTATCAAGTTAATCAACGAGACTCCTAATGCCCGTCACAACATCAACACCCCAAGCTAGGCCAGAGACTAAGAAAGCCAAGGTTAATAAGAGACTATTCAACATAGCTATGAAGAAGGCTCTTGCTAAACAGGCTATCAAGAATCACTGGCTATTTTGCAAGGAGATAATGGGGTTTGAAGATATAGATAATGACTTCCATAGAGACTTATGCCTTAGAGTAGGTAACGATAGAGAGAAAGATAAGCTTTACCTCCTACCACGTGGACATCTTAAGACTTCAGTTGTTACCATAGCCAATACACTTCGCAGGATAGCGAAGAACTCCAATCACCGTCACCTTATTATCTCAGGAGTAGCCGAACATGCAGAAGACTGCGTTTGTGTCTGTGAAGATTACATCAAGAACGGAGACTCATTCAACTACTTCTACCCTGATATTAGACCGAAAGACTTTAGACACGTACTCTGGAGCCGTTCTAGGTTTACTGTTAGGAGAACTAAAGCCCTACCCAACCCAACTGTCGAAGCCCTTGGAATCTCTTCAACGCAAGCTGGAAAACACTATGAGAGGATAGTGTGCGACGACCTAGTTAACGATAAGAACTCAGACACTGCTGAGAAGAAGAAGCAGATACTATCTAGTTACCAATTATTTCTTTCACTGCTAGAACCTGGAGGTTGGAGGGAAGTTGTAGGAACTAGATACTTCTATGATGACCTGTATAACTGGATTCTTAAGTACGAAGACTTCGACTCCATGCTCAAGACAGTATATGAAGGTAAGAAAGGGCAGGAAACTCCAGAAGGAGAAAGAACCTATCTTTTTCCTCAGAAGTTTGACGATGCTATCTTCAAACGCATTACAGCAGGTCAGAGTAAGTACCATGTTAGCTGTCAATACTTCAATGAACCCGTAGATAGTGAGCGAGCTAAGTTCAAAAAGTCATACATTAGGTACTATGACAAGATTGTAGACGATGAAGGTAAGGATAAGTACGTTGCTCACTACGTTTCTGCTGACCCTGCCGTTGGAAAAGGTAAGAATCGTGACAAATCTGCTATTGTAGCAGTTGCTGTAGACTTAGATGCTAACGTTTATGTGCGTCAGTACGTACATTTACAGATGTCAAGCTCTCAATTCATGGATTATATAGCTTCTTTCTACAGAAAGTATGCTCCTATGTTTGTTAGAGTGGAAACTAACGTAGGATTCTTGATTTTACAAGAGACTTTTGCCAAGTATCTTGAGGAACAGAAGCTAAACATACCTCTTGACTACGTACAGTCACCAAATACTGCTAATGCTAAGGCTATTCGCATAGAATCTATGGAACCTGCCTTCAAAGCAGGTAGGGTATTTATCAAAGAGGACATGGTTGACTTAGAAGACCAGTTAATTAGGTATCCAGCATCTCACGATGACCTCATAGATGCCCTTGCATGGATACTTCCTGTAGCTCAACCGCCCGAAAATCCAGAATATGAAGACGATAACTCTATATTTACCAAGAGTATACGCTTCAAACGTACTGGATATTGAAAATATTTTTATTTTTTTACTTGACACTGGTATATAAGGACTTATAATACCAGTTGAATAATGACCACTCTACATAAGGTATTGATATGGCTGAATTAAGCGTATATCAGCTCGACCAGAAAGAGCAGCTACCTGACAAGGCAGAAAAGGAGCTGTACTTTCAGTTGTTTGGTGACAAAGTATCAGATGTAGACCAGGAAATGCTACGCAAGTTCAACCTTATGTTCGATGCTACTAGAGGATATAAGGACGAGTACTACACTCCTGTTTGGGACTTGGTAGATGATGCTGTTTTTGGTAACTCAGAACAACCTGACGATGAGGATGAGGAAGATGACTTCCGTAGTACCATCCGAATGCGTGAGGGATACATACAAGAAGAGAGTATGACCTCAAAGGTCGTACCTTCTTTGCTTGGTAACGAACCTCCTATCTCAGTTGACCCTATACAATGGACAGAAGAGAAGTCTCTTAAGGCTTACGTCCTTGGTCAACGTCTTCACTACAATTTCCTCTACAGATGTAAGGGTGTCAAGAAGGTTATCAGATGGGTTAAGTCTGGTAGCAAGTACGGTCTTGGCATTATGAAGTTATTCTGGCTGTTTGACTTTGGTTGGAAGAATATGCGTCAGCCTGTCTACGATGAAGAGACAGGTGAGCTTGCTGGTTACTCCAAAATCAGAGGAAAACAGGTCAGGCAAGATAGGCCATGTGTAGTTAATGTCTCACCTAGAAACTTCTGGTGGAATCCTGATGCTGAGTGCGTTGATGACATCAGATGGGTGGTAGAAAGATACTACAGACCTATTGAATGGCTACAATCCCTTGGTGAACAGGGTATCTACAAGAACACAGATGACCTTGCACCAGTAGTTAGGCCGCCAAACCAACCTTGGACATCAGAAGAAAACAGAACTGGCTCAGATAAGTACATCTACACCGGAGAAGACATGGTGGAAGTGTACGAACTGTGGACTCCTGACTACCAACTCACCGTAGGTAACAGAGATGTTATCCTAGCCTTCAGAGATAACCCGTATGATGACAACATTATTCCTTATTACTTCTATAATGCCAGTATGCAGGATGAGAACTTCGTAGGTATTGGTGAAGTAGAACCTATCCTTGACCTTGAGGAAGGTGAGAACAGTATAAGGAATATGAGGCTAGACAATGTTAACCGTATTATCAATCGTCCTCTTCTTGTTGGTGCTACTGCAGGTATCAAGGGCAAGAAGTTCCAGTTTAAGCCAGGTGTTATCATCCGTGCTGTTGACAGGAACCAAGTTGGGCCACTTGAGATGCCAGATGTTACAAGTAGCTCTTATCTTGAGGAAGAGAAGTTCGAGCGTCAGATTGATAAGACGAATGGCAACCCTGAGATTGGTAGAGGTGAGCAAGGCAAGAGGTCAACTGCTACAGGTGACACTCTACGTCTTAATTCAGCAAATCTTCGTACTGACCTCAAAGTACAGGTGGGTCAAACTGAACTAGGCAGACTGTATCAAGACATGTACAGGCTAGAACGTCAGTTTGGTGACAAGAATCGCGTCTATCGTGCTCAGGGTGAGGATGGTTTGTACTATGACTTTCCTCACGACATGTTGTACGATGATGAGTATGAGTTCTACGTTAGAATTGGTGGATACATTGGCAACAAGATAACTGAGCGTCAGCAGTTTCTGCAGTTTGAGCAAGTTATGCTTAGCAATGAAGAAATGACTGCTGAGTATGACATGAGAGAGCTTGCTAGAGTGAATGCTAGTTTGTTTCCAATGATTATCAATCCTAACAGAATACTTAAGAAACCGATGGCTGCTCAGCCAGGATTTCAGAGGGATGCAGGGGATGAAAACGCTCGTATGTTACGTGGTGAGTTTGTTCCTGTCCTTGTTGGCGACCCGCACGGTGAGCACATTACTGACCATCTTCCCTTACTCACTACGCCAGGTGTACCAGAAGAAGTTGTTAAGTTGGCAGCAAGGCATCAGAACGACCACCAGAAGCAACTACTTAAAGACCAGAGGATGCAAGGGTCTGTAGGTGGTAACATAGGTCAGGCTCAGATGAATGCAAGAGCTTTTGGCAACAGTGGCCTAGCAGGTGGTGATGCAGCTCAGGGATTTGGTGGTATGACTCAAGGTGCAGTATCTGAGCTTGGTGTAGGGAGTCCGGTATAATGCCTGAGTTACAAACAAAAGAAGCTAAAGAGGTAGCAGAAGCTTTTAGGATTACCAACCAACAAGCACATCTAGTGTATTCACTAGTATGCAATGAGAAGTTGTTTTCAGCTTTAGTCGAGGTTGCGTCCGTTGTGAAGGGAGATGTAGTGGACACTACTTTCCCTACTGGCGAGATACTTTCTGACCATAGGAAGTACGACTTCAATCATGGCAAGCTGACTGGTATAGAAATGCTCATCACTCGACTTGATGAGATAGCTGCTTTCGTGCGCGACCAAGCACGAGAAAGGGATAAGGATGTTCGGTGAAGAAGAAGACTTGGACGACCTCTTTGACCCTAACGAGGAAGACCAAGATACGGAACTGTCTGATGACGAAGAATCTGACCAAGATACTTCCGAAGACGACCTGGACGATGATGACTTGGAAGAATCGGACGAGGCTTTCAAGAAACCCATTGCAGGTAAACTTACCAAGCGTAGCGAGATTGACAAGAAGATTGCCAATCAGGAGCAGCATATAACTACGCTTGAAGCTGAGAACCGTGCCTTGCGAGAGACAGTGGTTACTCAGAAACCTCCAGTGAGAGAAGTTGCGGAGGAAGAGCTACCTGAAGAGTTTGAGGAGCTAGACGAGACAAGCAAGAAGCTGTTTAAGGGAATGAGTTCTCGTCTGCAGAAGCTCGAAGGTGAGCTAGAAGAGGCACGTGAGGAACGGTCTGTTAATACCTTGCGTGATGATTTTTCCCAAGAAGAACTTAGGAGTATGCTTCCACAAGCAAAGAGATTACTTGCTAAGCATCCAAAGCTGGATACGGCTACAGCGTTTTATTCTGTTGCCGGAAGGAGTATTGGTAACGTTCGCAAGGAACTTGACACTACCAAGAAGAAGTATAGCAGCTTGAAGAGAAGGGCTGCTTACGTTGATGGTGGTGGAGGCTCAGTTCCTAGAACTACTAAGCGAATGAAGCAAGTAGACTCAGAGCTTGATTCCATCTTCGATGATTCATCAGAAGGTGACGTTTAAGATTGGAAGTACTCTCCTAGCAACGGAGTTAAAAAATGTCCCAAATTCAAGGTGGTCGCACCACACTTAATATCCTACAGGACCGTAGGGTATACGATGTGGAGAAAAAGATTTACTTGCTGAAGCCCAACCAGACTCCTATCTATCAGATTCTGGCTAAGCTCCCTGCAAGGAGAGTGGTAAACCCGGAGTACAATTGGCATGAAGACGAGCTTCTGTCTCGTTTTACCAATGTCAACTTATCAACAGGTTACGGCACATCTGAAACTTCTATCGTGGTCGATGATGCAAGCATCATTGCACCTAACGATGTTGTTCAGGTTACTGCCACAGGTGAGAACCTGTTGGTTGAGAGTTCTACCCCTTCTACCAACACCATCGTAGTTGAGCGTGGGCTTGGTGGAACCACGGCAGCAGCTATTCCTGATAACACTGAGCTTTTGGTTATCGGTAATACGTACACAGAAGGTGAACTCAGTGGTACTGCAGTAACAACTGTGGTTGCCAAGGTGTACAACTACTGCCAGATTTTCCGCAATCCTTTGCAGTTTACGGAAACGGAAGCTATCAGTGAGTTCCGTGATGAGAAGGATGAGAAGTACCAGATTCGTAAGAAGGGCGAAGAGTACAAACGGGATATCGAACGTGGATTCCTGTACGGCTCTCGTAACGAAGTAACTGTCGGTGGACTTCCTCGTCGGCAGACTGGTGGACTCACTGAGTTCGTGACAACCAACGTTGTTGATAACCTTGGTGCTTCACTTACCAAGAATATCGTTGATAACTGGATTCGTCCTATCTTCGAGAAGGGCGATAACGATACTCGTTGGGTCTTTGGTTCAAGCAAGTTCATGCAAGCTATTAAGAACATTGCGGAAGGTAATCTCCGTACTCTGCAGGGTGATGATACTTTCGGTCTGCGTGTTACGGAATGGATTACTCCCTTTGGTCGTACCTTGCTGAAGTTGCACCGTGACCTTACTGGTGATGTGTATGGTTCCTACGCTATTGCTATGGATATGTCTCGTGTTAAGCGAGCTGTACTCCGTGACAGTAGGCTCAAGATGAATGTTCAGCCTAACGATGCAGACTATCGTAAGCATGAATATCTCTCTGAGCAGGGCATGCAGGTCACTAACGAAGAGACTCACGGCATCATCAAGAACTTTGCTATTCCTTAATGGTATAGCTTAGTAAAAATGGGCAGGGAGCTTCGGCTCCCTAGCCTGTTTATTTAACAGGAGCAAGTAATGCCTATCTTTGTTAACAAACGGTATCCGAAAGTTAAGTACAACTACGCAGTTCAAACTGTCTATTCTGGTGGAAAAGAGATTTCTACCAACAAGACTATGGAGTTTAAGAATAGTCAGTTTCACACTGATGACCCTGAGCAGATGGAGGCTCTTCGTAATAGCAGCGACTATAAGCATGGTGTACTCACTGAGCTAAAGGAAACACCTCTTACTCGCTCCAAGCCTGAGAAGTATACTACAAGCAAGAGTAAGGGTGCAGTGAAGGATGATGGAAGTGGTGCTGACACTAATGTAACTGAGAAGATTGAAGTGCGTAAGATTCCTAACGCCAAACCTTCTCCGTCAGCTCAGCATTCTCCTAACCATGATGGTTCACCTACTTCAAGGCGTGAGCCTACTAAGTCTGTTGTTGAGAAACCTGCTCCTGCTCCGGTCGAAGAAGACGACGACGACCCGTTTGCTTGATAGGTAGCTTGCTCTCTAACTAGGAGAGCATAGTGAACTTCTTAGAATTTCAGCAAGCTGTACTACACAGAGCAAGTCAAAGACCGAGTAGCGGTCATCGTTTGCAGCTTGTAAGAGAAGTAATCAACCAGACAATTAGAGATATCATCAATCGTCAGCAGGATTGGGAGTTTATGAAGCAAACTGCCCAAATTCTGTCTGAGGATGGTGAAGGAACCTACCCTCTACCTGAGAACTTTGGCTCTATTATTGGCCCTCAGTCAGTCAAGGTAGAAGATAGATGGTGTCAATTATTCCGTATTAGGGATATTGAAAGGTTCCAGGCAGATGAGAACACTGTCGAAACCCTTCGGAGATACAGGGCAACTATACATACCTTGACTGTTGCTCCGTTCGGTACTGGTGGTGCTGTCTATTGTACTTTTGGCTCTAAGAATGTAGTCGGTGTCGGAACTACTTTTGACACAAGATATGTAGGGCGTTACTTCAAGACAAAGAGGAACGGGCAACTATATAAAGTTGCAGATGTAGCAGACTCCACACACCTCTCTCTTCAACAGGAATATACTGGTCCTGCTAATGCAGGGCTTGTTACTATTCCTAGTGAAGACCTTACCATAGTCTACGGTAATCCGCACGTTACTAACTGGACGGAGGATATGACTGGTGAGAATATCCGTCTGGAAGGTACTACCACTGTACGGAAGATATCTGCTGTAGACCCACTTCGTCAGGTAATCACCTTAACTGCTGTAGCTGACCAAGCAGGTGCTGACCTAATGTACTCCATCCAAGATGGGTATCAGGTTGACCCTCCTGGTAGGTATCAGCTAATTATCACTCCTACTCCAACTGAAGACGACCTGAACATCTCAGTAGACTTCAATGCTATACATACTGCGTTGACAGGTAACGATGATGTTCCTTTAATACCTGAGACATTCAGCAGCGTCATCATAGACGGCGCATCATATAGGTATAAGAGGAATGATGGTTGGGATAGGGAAACCTATATAGATGAAAAGGGTGATTATGAGAACGGCATAGCTCACATGCTTATTAGTGAGGATGCTATGGGTGGTGGAATCTCTGACACTATAGAGCCAGATACTGCTAGGCTCAGGAAGAAGCGTAGGTATGGAACCAATGTCTGACATAGAACCTATCTCTAACGAGGACATTCGCAAGAGACTTGACATGCTGACTACTTCTACTATCACATGTCTTGTTCTGGTCATTAACTTGCAGAAAAGCTTTCAAGCAGTAGCTAAGTCTTTTGACCATGTTGTTGCAATGGTAGACCCTACTATGGCTGCTGATGCTGTAGAAGATATTAAGGGTATCCTTGATATCAAGAAGCATCAAGACCATATAAACGAGTGCTTGAGGCAGATTGATGCAATCTCTAAGAAAACTTTGCATGGGGAAAAGACATGAATGGACTCTTCGTTAAAGATGAAGATGCCTATATCCCTACAGTAATGTATCTATTGGGAGTAAGGAAGGAAGGTCTGGTAGCTGCAGACCTAGAACTTGCTCGCCTTATTAGACCTACTGGTTCGGGTATAGACATTTCTCCACAGATTCAGATAGTATCTGCTGGCAATGGTGGCTATTTAGTTACTCTTTGTGGTACTTTAATTGCCACACTTGGTCAGCATACTCTCATGCTGTCAGGTTCTAACCTTGACGGTAAGGATATTGACTTCCAAGTTACCGACCTAGACTTTAATGACCTTAAAGCTAGACTGGCTCAACTGTCAGGTTCGCTTACAAGTCCAGGTGTTAACGTAGCATCTCTTGCTACTGCAGCATCTGAGGATGTTGCTGACAAGGTATGGGATGAGCAGACTTCTGGACATGTTGCTGCAGGTAGCTTTGGTAAGCTCATGCAGGATATCTCAGCAGATGTTTGGACGGAAGCTACTCGTACACTGACGGCTCTTGGTGCTTCTACCATTGATAGCATTTGGGAGTATGACAAAGCTAATATCTCTGGTGCTAGTGCTATTGGCACACTTATCAAGGATGCTTTGACAGGTGGCGACCTTAGTACAATTACCACCCACCTTACTGACATTAAGGGTACAGGCTTTGTCAAGGATACTCACAGTCTTGTACAGATACTCGTTGCCTCGCTGTCGGGTGCTGAGGGAGTTGGCATACCCAATACAGATATTGCCAAGGTTGTATCTGCTATTCTTGGTGAGGGTATCACACTTGCAGGAACTACTGTTGGTTCGGTAGGTCAGGCACTTGTACAAGCTAGGGCTAATTCAGTTGGCAAGTTAGACAAGGAAGATGCCAACAACCTTAAGCTGTACGATGAGGACAATGTAACTGAGGTTGCACACTTTACCCTTACTAACGATGGTGATGGTAATCCTATCACAAGGAGTACATGATGCTTGATTGGATGGTAGCAAACAAAGAGGCAGTTACTGCTGTAGTGATAGCTATTATCAATGCTATCTGGGCTTTGCTTTCTAGGAAGACTGCTAAAAAGAATGGTGAGAAGGCAGTGAAGCATCAAACCAATGCAGGTGTTGCTATGGACTTTCTTAAGTCCATTATGAATACTTGGAGTGATGACGATAAGAAGGAAGCAAAGGGTCAGTTGCATGATGCACAAAAGTTACAGGGTGTAAACGAAGAAGCAGAGGATACGTTAAGAGCTATCAATGCTGACAGTGGTGGCAAGATAGATATTACTGCCGGTGGAGTTCTTGAAGATGGTAAGATTAAGCCTAGAGTCGGTCTTAACTTTGGATGGAAGTTTCCTGGGAGGGGATGATGGACTACCAAGCCTTAGCTGAGCTAGTAAAGTCAGTCGGTATAGGGGTAGCATCCTTTATCATTCTGATGTTGTTAGGCTTTAAGCTTGCTAAGATATTTGAGAAGTTTATTGACGGTGTACTTGAAAGGATGAGGGAGCAAACAAAGTCGATAGATACTCTCAATGACAAGCTTACCAAACAACATGAGATAGTGCAGGAAGCCCACACTTATCAACGTCAAGAGCATGCTCTGATGATGGAGAAGTTACAACAATGAACATTGTAATTCAAGGTTGGAACTCTTCTAGTGACTTCATTGTATTAGGCTATGCAGGACAGCCTACTACAGAGGAGACTACTAACGAAGAGTATTTTCATTCTAATACCTTGCGACATTCCAAGCCAGAAGAAATACAGCTAGACTTCACTATTCCTTTAACTGATGGAGCAGGTGAAGTAGTAACTAGACTTCGTGGCCCAGGAAACTTTGGCATCTTTCGCAAGGCACACTTTGACAAGCCAGGATTCAAGGTGGAAATATTTCAAGATGCTGACTTGTCACAAAAAATTGCGGAGTTTAATAGCTAATGCCTACTCCACGTAAAGTACCTTGGGAAAAGCACGATGGTCAGTACGCAGGTGACTTCGATAAGCGAAAGGAAGTCCAAGTAACTATCGGTGCAGGTGGTGATGTAGACTTTGAGTATGAAGCAGCTAATGCCGTACTCTTCTACAGGATGTTGTTTGAAAACGCTTCTGCAAATGCTTGGACTGTTAAGTTGTTTGGTAAGGATGCACGTGCAGCAGCAGATGAAATCTATAGTACGCTATCAAGGACTGGTGACTATACCTATAACCAGAATGGTAATGTCGGTCCTATCGTCTATGTAGACGAAGATGGTGGCAATATAGTTCGTGGTACTGCCTACGGTACTGCGGGTGACGTTATTGATATGACTTTTGACCAGATAAGGAGTCCATAATGTATCAAGAATTTCGTACTCACGACCATTATCAGCTTGTGTGGAACCAGATTCCTAATAGCTTTGCAGACCCTGACGCAGTAACTTATATACGTTTGGGTGGACAGAACAAGAGTTTCAGTGCTGCTGAGATTCTCGCAGGCTTTAAGTTTGCAGCAGAGGGTGATACTCCATACAACGCTCTCTCCTTTGAGCCTGTGTGGACTCCTAGTGCCGTGACTACTCTCAGTATTATCGTACTTGCTATGACTCGCAATGGTGCATTTAAGCAGATTGCTGTTGGAGAAGCTACTGCTGCTAGTGGTTTACGTCCTCAGTATGGGTTGCAGTTTGACCTTACTTCTGCTATCATTACTGAGTTTGCTAAGTGCATGGAGAACATGATTAAGGTACAGGTAAAAGGTAATGTAGCAGGTGACAGTCTTACCCTGTATCCTACGTTTGGGAGTGTGTAATATGAGCAATGCTATTCTTAAGTTCTTGTTTGGTGAGTCTACAAGTGGCTTACTAGGCAATAACAACTCTCACGACTATAGACTTGCAGAGGTAGAGCGTCACTTCCATTCCTATGAGTCTTGGTTCGGTGCAGCAGCTAGTCCTTCAGGAGAAACTCATATAGCTGACCGCATTGATGCAGGTATCGACCCACTGCAGATTGATGCAGGTACTGATGACTGGGGTTCATGGACTCAGATACTTGGCTCAAGTGACACACCAGCTAGGGATACAAACCCTAAGTTTGAGCTACACCGTTTGTCTGTTGTCGAAGTTGAGAATGCAGGTGCTGAGCATTTCTTGCAAATAGCATTTGGTGCAACTGGTGCAGGAGCTTACTCAGCAGGTGATTTTACTGAGACTGTATTCTTTCCCGTAAATGCTACACCTAACGACTTGCCTCCTGTTATTGAGTTGCAATGTCGTAGGGTTGCAGCAGCGACTAAGGTATGGGCGCGGCTGTTTGTGGATGGTGCAGCTACTTCTACTATGGATTTCTTTCTAGGTATACACGAATACGAGGGGTAACAAGATGGACGAATTAGTCTGTAAAATTGGGGATACCCCACAAAAAGATGGCTACAAGGATGGTGACATCATTGAAGCTTTTACTGAGAAGCGTACTCTTGTATCTCACGCTGAGACTATCTTGAATCCGTGGGATGCTGACAAGAATGACAGTGGGTTTCTTGATATTAACTCACATTCTCACAAGATGTACAGCAAGACCAAGCAGTATCGCTTTGAGTATGTAGTTGACAAGGTATTCCGTTATAACCAGTTTGAGAACGACAAGCAGGAAGATGTAACTAGCCAGATTGATATTAAGAAGTTTATTGCTAGGCGTATCTTTACTTTCTGTCGTCCTGGTAGAAATGGCTTGCCTATGTTTGGTACAAGAATCCTTCCTGTCTGGTTTGGTGGTAAGACAAATTGGGATAAGTTGGATGATGTATGGAATGACATAGAAACTCATGTTGGCAAGTTAAAGGAAGACCATAAGAAGTGGGGTCTTACTTCCAACGAGCTTAAACTGTTTATGGCTCTCCCATGTACTGGTCTTACTGAGGAAAAGGCTGCTGCATACAAGGAACCTATGTATCAAGACCCTAGTGCTGAGAATCTAGTTATTACTAAGAAACGCAAACATTCTATCCCTAGGGATAATCTGCCTCTTATCTCTGCACCTACTTACGATAGTGTATTAGATGTGAGTGTAGAGGTAGACCTTCGTAAGCATACTCCGTACAATCCTACTGATATCGTTGTGGAGAAAAAATAAATGGCTCTCATTACTAAGTCAATCGGTACTACTGCCAGAGACTATAGCACGATTACTCTATGGGAAGCAGCGTTAGGTGGTGCTGCCGGTGGCGCGGGTAATGACGCCCTTGGTGAGTGCTACAATGATAGCGTATTCGATGAGAATCCAGTCATAAACGATACAACTCCTGACAGCATAACGCTGTCTGTTGCATCTGGCGAACGTCACGATGGTACAGCCGGTAGTGGCGCACGGATTAATTCATCTACCGTGCCTACCAGTGTTATATATGGGACTTCTACGAAAGAGACGATTGTTGAGTGGTTGGAGGTTACTGCTGCTTCCGGCACAGACAGTCTCAGTTCTGGCGGCATCGCTTTTTCGGTGAGTGTTGGTGAAACATTTACAGCAAGATACAACCTGGTACATGACATTGACGATGCTTGCGCTTCCGGTATTGCTATACAAGGTGCAGATGCAACTAATGGTGCTAATGTATTCGACAACATAGTCTACCGTATCAGACGCACGGTTAATTCTTCGCGAGACAAGTTCGGTATCCGCGCCCAAACTGCTCGACCAGTAGGAGTCTACAATAATACGGTTTACGGAGTAGCACACACAAATGCTCTTGCATCTGGTAATGCAACCGGAATCTATGTCAGTGATAATGCAGGTAAGGACAACAGAAACAATATCGCTATGGGTACTACCGTTGCCGGTAGCGGTGCTGCGAATGATTTTGACCCGACAAGCCCAAGCAATACAACGGCAGGATACAATATGTCGTCTGATGCAACTGCGTCCGATGATGGTGTAACAGACAATGTTTTAATTAACAAAACTTCGTCAGACCAGTTCGTTTCGATTGCCGTTGGTTCAGAAGACTTGCATCTCAAAAACTACTCTGACGCTATCGATACTGCTACTGATTTGGGTACAACTCCGTCTGGTGTCGAGATTGACATCAATGGTCGTGACCGTGACGCACAAGGTGACACTTGGGACATAGGTGCTCATGAAAAAGTTGGTGGTGTTCCGCCTTCCGGTGGTGACGGTGCAGGAAGTAGGGTTGCCAGTCGTGCAGGTAGCAGGTTCGATAACAGATTTTTGGAAAGAGTCTAATGGCAACTATCACTAAGACAATATCCAAGAATGATAACCTTAGTCCAGATGCTGAAACGATACAAGAAGCATTTGACCTATGTCTGGATGACGGTAACGATTACGACTTACAGATACTTGACACTGCAACGTATACTGAGCAGGCTGAGTTGGCTGCTCGTACTTCTGGTGGAACTGTCCATCTCAGGTCTACTGTCTATAGTCGTAACGCCCGTCCTATTGTTACGATTTCTGGTGTTGATGGTAATCTCCTTACTCTCAAAGCTGACCACAAAGTAACTGGTATACACTTTGTATACGATGAGAACGTACAAGGTGATGCTTACCGAAGATGCGTATATGTACCTACTGGATTTGCAGAGTACTCAGAGGTATATGATTGCATCTTTGACATGGGTGGTAGATACCTGTGGGATGCAGGGCCACCTAGCAGGGAGTTTGGGCACTGTGGTTATTTTTCTGAATGGGAAGTAGATGAAGTATACGTCTACAACAATGTGTTCAGAAGGTGTGGCTACATAGGTTGCAGAGTAGACCCTGCATCTGGCGATACCTTTAAGATATACAACAACACATTTGTTAAGTGCCAGGAAGGTATAACCGTAGAAACTGGTAACTTAGCCAATGGGTCTATCTACAATAACATTTTTGATATGGACCCTGACTTCTCACCAGACTGCAATAACTTCTATGCTATATTCGTACATGATACGAACATAGACCCTGATGACTTTGCATTGCTAGATTACAACCTGTACTACTTTAGGAACTCTGGTCTAGCTCTGACAACTTGGGTATACTGGTCAAGAGGTGGTTCGGACTACAAGTATGAGAGATTGGCTGACTTACAAGCTGCACATTCTGTAGAAGCTAATGGTATTGAACAGCAGCCTATGTTTTGTACCTACTGTGCAGACTATCATCTTAAGCCTAGCTCTCCCTGCATAGGTGCGGGTACTGCTGCCGGTGCTCCTAGTGGTGATGGTGATGGAGAGACTAGACCTACTCCACCTGCTATTGGAGCTTACGAAGGATTGTGTGAAAGTGCAATAGGTGTTCAGATTGACAAGAAACAAAATGACACTTACTGGGTACGAGTATCTGCTGTGAATACCAAGCAGAGAACAGGTGAAAGTGAAGTAAGTGGTCGTGTAAACCTTAAGTATCTGAGGTGGCTCTAATGCCTAAGAATAGAATACCTATAGAGATTACAGACTTCAAGGGTCTTAACGATGTCTCTTCTACTGGTATAGGTATCAATGAGTTCTCTAGCGGTAAGAACTTTCGCATTACCAGAGATGGTCATGTTGCTCGTTCAAAGGGAACACGTAAGGTATTTGCAGGACACGGACTTGATACCTTAACTGACCTGTACTACCATGATGATATAACTGACAAGATTCTATTGTTTGGTATCCTGTCTGGTGACTATAAGACTAAGGTATGGGCAAATGGTTCTTGGGATGATATTCGTCGTGGAGTACTTGTCAAGACTACGATAGATGATGACACTACAGACAAGACAATTATCTATCTCATGGATACCAAGCAGTTCAGTGTTGGTGATACAGTAGAGGTTAGGGATGAAGATAATGAGTACTCAAGAACTATAACCGAAGTTAACATTGACAACATTGTAGTCAATACTGATGTTGCTTCTTTGGATATCACCAAGACAGCTTATGTAGCAAATGTGAGTGATGATGCTTATGATGGCTTGCATAGTGGCAAGCTTATGCACTTCATCTCTTACCTTAAAACTCCTGTATGGTCTAACGGTGCAGACGTTCTTTATCTGTCTAGCTATTCAAAGGGAACTCATACTGATGCTTATATAGCTCTCAGTATCAACGAGTACAATCTTAAGGAATGGCTTGAGCAGGGTGGTGACGCTGCAGAGTATGCCAACATAGTAGGTACTGACATGGCTGTACAACATAACAGGCTATGGCTACTTGGTACTGGTAACAATTCTAATGTTGCCTTCTACACTAGAAGGTTCAGCATGTTATTCCAAGACATAGGAATTGGTAATGCACCATTCACTCAGTACATACCTGTCGGTGGCGACCAGTCAGGTGTTGGTTCTACTGAAGACAGAACTGTGGCTATCGTTCCTGTTGGTAACACCTCACTTATTCTCAAGGGTAGGAGTTCTCATGTTGTCGTTGGTCGTTCTCGAATACAGTTTGAAGCTCAACAAGTTAATGCTAGTATAGGATGTGTAGCTCCCTATGCTGTCAAGCTAACCAAGGTAGGAGTATTCTTCTTTGATGGTGAGTCTATCAGACTGTTTAACGGCAATCAGTTTATTAGGATTTCTGGACTCAGGGTAGAAAATACCCTTAAGAACAGAGCAGAAGCAGGTGCTAGAATGGTAGCAGAATATGTGGATGACCGCTACTATGTGCTCTCTCTAAGTTCTAGTGACGGTGATGACAATGCAGGTACAGTTCTCAGGTTTGACATAGACACTACTACATGGTCTATTGAGGATGAAGGCTATATTGGAATGACTCGCTCTAGGAATGCTACCTATGCTATAGACAACGGTGGAGAGGAACTTATCCAGACCGAGCAAGGCTTTCGCAGACTTATGGAGGAAGACTCTTCTGGTGGCAACCAGTATGCGTTTGAAGTACAGAGTGGGTTCATTGATACAGGTAGCAAGTCAGTTGAGAACATTTGGGCAGAAGCTAACGTGTTTGTCTATACTCCAGAGGAAACTATACCTATGGAAGTTAACATAGATGGTTTCAAGGATGTAATTCTTAATGACTCTATAGACCCACGTAGCAGATATGGAAAGACTATGTTCGCAGGTGCAGGTGGAAGTCCTAGTCAGGATGCTAATTATGGCAATCAGGCTCTGGCTAGATATAAGGTTGGAGAGTTTGACTCTATTCCTTTATATACGCTTCAATACCTGTTGCCACTTGAGGGCAGAGGTTATACACTATCTTACAAGTTAAGTAAGACATCCGATTTTGATATTCAGATAGAGCGTGTTGTCTTCTACGTAAGAAGGCTGAACACTTTCTCACAGGAGCGTGAATAATGGGACTAGTTACTAGTTTATTTAACTTTGGCAAGGGATTTATCAACTACGAAAAGTTGAACGATAATTTTCAAGCACTGAAAAATTCCATCGAGAATATTACTCACGAGCAGTTTACTGTTCCAGATGGTAAACGTTGGCAATTGGGTACTAAACTCATTGATGGGTCAGATGTACCGGCAGGTGCTTGGAGAGATGCTCAGGACTTAGACGTTCTAGTATCCAAGAAGTATCTCCAAGACCAAGTAGGTGCTGACATTGATGACAAGCTAGAAAGCAACACTAGGATTAATGAGTTAGACGGTGCTGCAGAAGTTGCTTATACAGACCCTGATGGTGGTACTCCATTAGCTCTTCAGTATACTGCTACAGATGCAGAGGAAACCTATACTATCAAGCAAGCAGAGATAGATAGGATGATGACATCTGATGAGCGAGATGCAATGGACAATGCAAACACTCCAGACGCTTCTAATCCTATTGCCACTATGAACGATGTAACTGGTGGTGGTACTCAGGGTGCGGTACTTATAGAGACACTGGAACAAGCTGCAAGTACTAAGGCAGATAATGTTGACTTTGCTGCTGTACTTGATGGAGACAATGATGGTACATATCTCCTAGAGGGTGTTCTATCATGTGACCCTGCTGACTTGCCTGGAGCTAGTACAACTTCAGTCTTCCTTAGAGTTAACGGGGTTTCAATTGGAGAAGTCTTGGGATTGTTCTCTGTAGGTGGAGCATCTGGCAGCCATCAAGACGAACGCAGGATGGTATACCTTAAGATATTCATCAATCCTCAAAGGTCAGCAGGTGGAAGTCATAACCCATACAGGATATGGGGTAGGTATCAAGAGATTGGAGTTGGTCAGAATACTGTTAGCAACTATTACGAACAGATAACTCTTGGTGCTGCTACCGATGTTGACATTCTCTACATCAAGCCTAATCAGACATCCATTCCGTACAATGATAACATTGCTTCATTGGGCGTATATGGTTTTGGTGGGGCTACAGGTAGAGACATCTATGGAAATGGCTCAAGGCTGAGCCTTTGGAAGCTTGTGAAATAATGGCTGACTACGAACCTATCAATCCAGAGCAAGTTGAAGATATCAATGAGCTAGTAGGTACTCTCAATACTTTGCTCAAAGAGATGTTCTCAAGGCTAGACCTTAGACCTAATGACCAAGGTAAGGCAGGTAACATGGATGCTGAGGTAGTTGAGATGCAGTAGTAAATGTTTATACTACTACATTGTCAGAGACACATCTTAACTTGGTTGCAGACCAAGATGATGTTACTATTAAACTTCTAGTATTCTAAGGAGAATGACATGGCTAAGCAGTCAGGTATTACAGCACCATCTCAAACCATGTCAAATATATCTGCCGGTACTGGTGTAGCAAGAGATATTGTTGGTATAGGTACTGGACTAGCTGATATGTTTGGTGCGTTTGGTGGTGATAAACTTGATGAACTGGGTCAAGCTCAAGCTCAGTCTATCAGGGAAGCTACAAGAAGGGCTAACATTCGTTCTGGTTTTGGAGAAGAACTTTATGGTAGCAGGGCAGCTCAGGTACTTGACCCACTAGTGACACGTGGAACTGAGTCAGCAGACTATATCAATGAGCTTATCCGTGGTCGTCCGTTACCTAAGACGCTACAGCAAGCTACTGGTGGAGTCAGAGATTTGGCTCAGGAGATACTTGAGACTAGAAGGGCAGGTATGCGTCCTCAGAGATTCTCTGAGATAGAACGTGTAACCAGTGAAGTTCCTGGTGGTGCTCTCAGGACTCAGGCTGCAGGGAACTTACAGCGTGGCTTTGCTCAGACCGATGCTGAAGTTGCAGATGCTCTACTGCTTAAGCTGCTTGGTGAGGAAAGAGCATTTCAAGAAACTTCCCTTAGAGATATGCTTGCTCGTATACAGGGAAGTGGTGCAGGTGTACAAGCTGAGGGTGCAGGAAGAACTGCACTGATTAACGCTCTCATTCAATCTGCAGGACTAGTGTAAGGAGGTCGCAATGGCTAAGAAGAACGTAAGGCGCGGTCTTTTTACTATAATGAATGCGCTTAACAACTCATCTAACACGTTTATGAAGTTAGCTGAGCTTGCTGCTAAGAAAGAAATGGCAGGACTTAGAGCATCTACCAAGTCTGCACAGGCTCAGGCTAAGCTTATCAACAAACGTTCCAAAGAGCTAGTTGATGAGATTGGTAATCTTCGTAAAGAATACAAGATATCTTCTGGTAGACTTAACGAAGCTATCAAGGCTGAATATGATGGAAATGTAGATGAACTCAAGGCTGATATTGTTTCTAGTGGTTGGGAAGGTTTGGAGCCAAGAGTAAGGAATGCCTACAATGGTATGAGAGAGATTGTAAAGAAACTTTCTTTTGCCTACAATACTCTGCGTGTTACTGAGGAAGCTAATCGCAGGGCTGCAGGTAAGCTGCCAGAAGAAGTAGTCAATACTCTGCAGTTTCAGAAACTTGGTAACATAGCTGCTGGTATTAGGAACGAGGTTAGCAATGAAGGCTTTATCTTTACTGACAATGGTAGGGTAGAGGGGCCGATGCAGTTCTGGAATACTGCAGATGGTAAGGGTATGAAGAAGAGAGAGCTTATCTCTGCCGGTATAGATGATGAATCTATCATGTCTGCTTTCGACAAGGCTCAGAACAAAATACCTAAAAGTCTTGTTAGTAAGAGTCCTGCAGCTACAACATTTTCTAGCACTCAGAGCAAGTCTAATCTTCCTTCTGATGTTGGTACTACTGCTATACAGGAAGGTGATACTGGTGAGATACCTAAAGGTACAAGACCTGAAACTATAGCCGCACTTAAGGCAGCAGAGGAAGCAAGGGTTGGGCCTATTAAGCCAGTAGGTATATCCAAACCTATAGCTCCAGTAGGTAAGCAGCAAGCATTTGATAGACGCCTTGATACCCTTGCAGGTAAGGTTGCAGGTGAAGAAGAAGCTGCTGCTGATGAGTTGCTTAGAAGTGTTGGGGTTCAACTACCACACAAGTTCAAGTCTATGGCTGGAGCAGAAGGTGTTTCACCACCTACCGGACCAGTTAGGAGAGGTGCTGATGTTGAGTTGCAAAGTGGTACTGAGCGTCCACGTGATGTACTAGATTTTATACGTGGTATCCCTGGTTTTGTTGGTGGTATAGCAGAAGAGGAACGTCTTAGAAAGCAGCGTAGAGCTGAAAAGGAAGCTGCTTCAAGAAGAGCACTTGAGGAACTTTTAGGATTTTAATATGCCTACACAGCTAGAGTTCTTTCAGAAAGACCTTCGCAATAGACTAATGACTTCCAAGACAGCAGAGCTATCTCCTGCAGAGGTAGATAGTATTGTTCGTTCTGAGTCAAGGAAGTTCTTCAATGAGCAAACTGGTGAGAGGATTCGCCAGAAAAAACAACAGGCTGAAATTTCCTCTCAGCTACTTGCTGATATTGATACTCCCGAACCCGCTGCTCGCACACCCATTCCAACTTCTGACAAGATACTACCGGAAGTAGGTGCATTAGAAGCAGGAGGTAGGAGATTTGCAGAGGCTGTAGGACTAGCAGGTGCAGGAGTTAATCAGTTGCTAGGTCTTGAAGAGAATGCTGAGACTCTGCGTAAGTGGTCAGAAGCTTTTGCTAGACCAGCTACTAGGTTTCAACCAGATGTAGGCAGGATAGAAGATGTGCAGAACTTGGAAGACTTCGGTGCTTTCGTAAAAGACATGTTCTTGCAGTCAGTACCTGACTTAGCTGCAGGTTTGGGTGGTGCTCTAGCAGGTACAGCTCTCACTGGTACTCCTGTCGGTGGTGCTCTACTTGGTGGAGCTGCTGTACTTCCTGCCTTTGCCGGTCGCAATATTCAGAGACAAATGCAGGAGCAAGGTGTGAAGCTGAGAGATGCTAACATAGCCCTTGCTGCAGGTGCTGCAGTACCTCAAGCTGCTCTTGATTCACTTCTTAACGTGTTCTTTGCAGGGAAGATATTTGGTCCTGCACTCAAAACTGCTAAGGGTGCTATAGGCAGAACTCTTGTAACTATGCTTGAAGGTGCAGCTACTGAAACTCTTACAGAGACAGCTCAGCAAGCTATTGAAATAGGTCAGGCTGCTCCTGAGAAACTGTTTGAGATGTCACCAGAGATACAGAGCGAGCTTCTCAATGCTGCTGTAGGTGGTGGTATACTTGGCGGTTTGGTAGGTGCAGGTGCTCAGGTAGGTCAAGAACTGAGAGGCGTTGAGCCTACTCCTACACCAGAACCTACACCGGAACCTGTAGCAGAACCTGCTGCTGTACCTAGAATACCAGAGGATGTGTTTGCGGAAAGAGGTAGGGTTATTCCTGCAGGATTTACTGAAGAGCCAGGAGCTGCTCCCACTACTGAACCTGTAGGCATAGAAGAACTACAAACTGTGCTTGAACGTACTAAAGCTCCTGCTGACAAAGCTGAGCTAGAAAAAATTCCTACTGTTGGCTTGCAGGGTATGCTTAGAACTTTCTCTAATAGATTAGACCAAGGTAAGCTGACTGAGGTAGGTAGGAAGAATCTTAATACTATAGCTTCCATTCTTCGTGAACGTGCTGGCAAGGAAGGTGTGGAGGGTAAGGTTAAGGTAAAAGAGAAGGAGCCTAAGAAGGTTACTCCAGAAACTAAGGAAGCTCTGCGTAAGGAGCGTGAACGTAAGGCTCAGTTCAAAGTCAAGAAGGACTTGCAGGATGAAGTAGCTAAGTTTGAAACTGAAAAGGATAAGAATGTAGACCGTCTTAAGATGGTAAATGATAGGCTTAAGAAGTCTGCACAACTACTTAAATCTCCAGAGATTTCTACTGAGAGAAAGGCTGAGATTCGTGAAGGGGTTAAAGACCTTAAGGCTGAAAAGAAGAGGCTCCTTGCTAGAAATAAGGATATTGCTAGACTGCTCAAGAAAAGGAAAGAGAAGATTAAGCAGGTTGGCAAGCCTTCTATTCCCAAGAAGAAAGCCAAGGAGAAGTTTGAGCAGATACTCAAGCGTGGCAGGGAGATACAGGCAAAGAAGGATGCACCAATAAAGGCTAAGAAGAAAGCTAAGAAGTTGGCTGATGAGGTGGAGTCTTTGCTTAAGAAACGTGAAGGCTTAGCTGATGAGCAAAGTTCACTTGTAAGCGAGATGAGCTACACTAAAGAAGACCATCCAGAATATATAAGGGCAAAGAAAAGACTAAAAAGTGTAGAGAAACTTCTTAAGAAAGTTGACAAGAAGCTCTCTGCCTTGTCCAAAGAGATGCTTGAGGTAAGAGCAGAACTTAAGCCTAAGCCTAAAGTTAAGAGAGCTAAGCCATTTAGTAGATTGGAAGGATTTACCAAAATTGAAAGGGCTATGCTTCCTAAACTAGTTAGGTCTTTAGCTGCAAGCATAGAGAGTAGGATGAAGGAAGAAGGTAGGCATGGAGACCTTACCACCTCCGGATTGGTGCTTAGTGAATACATAAACTCTTTTGGGCTTGTTCATCCTATTACTGGTAAGCCAATAGGACGCTTAACTCTTAAAAATTTAGTAGAGTCTACGCTAGATAAGATGGCTCTCAATGGTCTTATCTCTGTTGCACGTGGTAAGCTTGGTAAGAGAACAATTGTTTCTCTATACACTATCTCAAATAAGATAGATGCTAATCTTGAAGAGCATATAGTTGATAAGGATACCCATGCTCTTTGGGATATTAATAGCAATGAGATTGCTATAGATAGCAAGAGGTTCAAGTCTCAAGGAAAAAAAGTTTCTATAGCAAGTGAAATCGCTGCATTCAGAAAGGAAGCTATTACTGAGCTTGGAAGGAAGGAGTATGATAGAAGGATAAGGGTATGGAAGAACATGGGAAGGATTTTCAAGAGAAGGGTTGTACTGGCTTTTGGTCCTAAGTTGTTACTGGCTAATGGATACTTTAACTTTCGTAGTCCATCTGTTATCTATGTATCTCCACAGGCATTTCTTAGCAATACCCATTATATGACCACACTCATACACGAGTATGTTCATACTATGGCTCACTTCAATCCTAGTCTCTGGTCAGACTTGATTAAGCAGCTCAGAACTATGGCTAGGTTTGATGACTGGAGAACTGAATATAATGAACACTCTACGATGCCTCAGGATACTCTTGGTGCTGAAGAAGAAATGGTGGCTCACTTCATAGATAAGTATGCACTTACCCATGACTTCTGGAATGAACTTGCTAACGATAATCCTTCATTGTTCAGAAGGTTTGTACGTTCTATCTTCAAGTTCCTTCAAAGGCTGCCAATTGTTAGGAACGAAAGATGGCGTCAGGTAGATGACTGGGTAGATAACATTGATGCTTTCAAGGCTGCAATTATGGAGGCTATCAAGACTAGTATAGGTACTGTAGAGGGTGTAACAGGTCCACGTTCTATACGTAGTGGCATACATCTAGATGTTATAGAGAACGCAGCTAATCCTTCTGTTGGTATCAAGAACATTATAGCAGCAGGTGGTTCTCCTGTAGCATTAAGGAATAACATTAAGAAACTGTACGACATAGATATTCCACTCTCTGATATATCTAACATGAAGAAGGACTTGAAGAAGGGCAAGACTATTCAGCTCTCTCCATATCTTCTTGATAGTGCAGCTAAGAAAGCCAAGGAAGTCGCCAAGCCTACAGAGGGTGACATTGATGAGAACCTTGAAGCAGAACAGGTAGATGTCAAGCCTGACGACCTCAATGATATTATGGGTAGGAGTGAAGGTGTCAAGGAAAAGGCTGTCGATAAAGTTAGTGGGCTATGGGAGAAGTTCAAGGACATGGTAGCTAGTATAGACTTGGCTCATAACTTCCTTCTTCGCAGGGATGATACTAGACCTATCATTGAGCGTGTAACAGAAACTTTTATGAAGCAGCTTAAGACTACCAAGAAGATTGATGACATGTACGATGATGCAATTAAGCCAAGCAACCCTAAGTTACTTGGTAAGATTCTTGTAGAGAGTGAGGGCAAGGATGTAGATGTTGCCAAAGTTATTGAAGCCCAGATAGATAAGGGTAAGATGACTGAGAAAGACCTTGATGCTTACATGGCTATCAAGGCTATAAACCAGGAGATAAAAAACCAGTACATTAATGAGCTTATCCGTTCTCGTTCTGGCTCAAGAGTGCGTGAGGTTGGTAGGCGATACCTAGTCAAGTATGTTAATGCCAAGGGCAAGGTAGTTCAAGGATGGTTTACTGAGAAAAGAATGCCTGAGCTTTCAAGGCGTAGCAACTTTACTATCCTGGATACCAAAACCAAGTATATGATTACCGGAAAGAATCTTAGAACTGGTAAGAATATTACTGAGCCTATCTTTGTTGACTCAATAGAGGAAGCAAAGAAGTATGCAGAGAGAGTTAATGAAAAGCTAATTGATGAAATTCTTGCTGTCAAGAACTGGATTTCTCATGCACGTAGAAAGGGTAAGTACTGGGTAAATATAATGAGGGAAGGTACTGAGAAAAACAAGAGACATCCTATCTTTTCAGCTAGAGTTGAGACTAGAGCGCATGCTGAGTCAGTTAAGAAGCAGCTAATGGCTAAGGGTTTCAATGCAAACGATGTTGAAATCAAGTTGCATGACAAAACTAAGAAGTTTGTTTCTCCAATGTCTTCACTCATGGATACAGTAGCAGCTATGGAAGCCTACGGTATAGATTCTGATAGTGCAGAGGGGCAAAAGATGATTGAAGCCTACCGTTCTATGTCTACTCTGTACTCTTCCATGATTAGAAGAAAAGAGATTCCTGGTTGGGATACTGACTACAAATCTATCTTGCAGAATGTCTACGAGATAGCATCTGCAGGTGCAAGAAGGGAGTTTAGGAATAACATTAAGGACGTTAGGTTTCAGTATGTTGACAAAGGTAAGCTTGAGTCTGGTACTGGAAAGGAAGTTTTATCTGATTATCTTTCTGCTCTTAGTGAGCCTGATGCTCCTCTCAACAATCAGATAAACAGGGTGCTTGACTCTGCTAAAGCTTGGACTTACTTTACTCTGCTTGCTAACAAGTCTACGTATGTTATCCAGAATATCACTGAACCTATGTGGGCTATGTTAAGGATACCAATTAGTAAGCTCAAAGCCCCATCCAAGCTTCTTAGTCCTACTCCTAAAGCATGGGGTAACTTGCATAACAGGGCTAAGGATGAGGGCTTGCTTAGAGACTTGTTTGCTGCTGAGTTTGCCAAGACTTCTTCTGCTCTCAGAAAGCTAGACTTTTTAGGCAGAGCATCTGAACGTGCTAGTTCTCACATGGTTTTCAGTATAGGTTTGCAAGCTGCCAATGCTGAGAACATACATGCCAAGACTATGCAAGAGTTCAGAGATGGCAACCTGTTTGATGAGGAAGGTAACAAGGTTACTGATACTAAGAGAGCAGAGGAAATATCTGCAGACAGGGCTTATAACTTTGCTGCTCAGTTCCTGCTTAATACTGGTAAGCCTTTCTACCATCAGGCTAATGCACCTATCTTTGCTCTCAAGTCTAAACTGGTAAGACGCTATGGCTTTCTGCTTACACGTTGGATGTGGGATTGGTATTCTAAACTGTTCGGTGCATCAAAGATGGCTACCATTGGCAACCTAGCTAAGATGGGAACAGCATGGGTATTACTTGCAGGCGTAGCTAATGTTCCATTCGGTGAGGACTTGCTTAAGAAGACTAAGTTCAAGCGTAAGTTATTCAGAAATCCTAAGCGACTTAGCATGATGGACAGAATGCTTATCGGTGGCATAGGTGGACTGATGGGGATAGACACTAGGTTTCTAATTCCTGCTGTTACTGCTAGAGGTGCTGCTGAGTTGGCAGGTATGAACCGTGCGTTTGGCATACTCTACTCCAAGGCTAAGCAAGCAGAGAGTGACTCCAAGAAGTATGGTATGTATGGTCTGGTTGGCAACCTACCATTAGCAGGTGGTCAGCATCTTATCAAGGGTTATCACCAATCACAGAGAGGCATAGTACAGCTAAGAGGTGGTAGGGCTAGAACTATATTCAGACCAGATGATACGGATAAAGTTCTGGTTACTCTTGGCATACCTCTGACTGGTGTATCTCGTACTTACAGGAAGCGTAACTCTAGGATAAATGACTCTGTGTGGAAGGGTAGACGCAGAGCATGGAAAAAGATAAAGCGTAACATTAAAGACCTGTTCTAAGGAGATTGTCATGGCTAAATCTTGCAAGGGTAGACATAAGTTAACAAGAAAGAAAGCCAGGAAGATGCTTAGGGATGGAGAGGTTCACGGAGAGAAGCTTACTAAGAAGCAGCGTGGACTATTCGGTGCTATAGCATCGGGAACAGCGAGGACTAGATGAGGTTTTTGTTGTTAACGCCAGAGAAAGAGGGTATCGCTGACCTTGTTCTGCGTCACGCAGACAGGAAGGACGATAACTTCGTGATAGACAGGCTCAGCATGGTATACCCTAGCGGTTTCAAGCTGAGGGAAGTATCTTGCAATACATGCTGCAGTGTAGCAGTCCTTGTAGCTCCCAAGAGTCAGCAGATTCCAATGGCTCTTGAGTGTATGGACTGTGGTGAGATGTCTACCAAAGAGGTGAAGAGTGTATGATGGTTTACTTGTTTGCCCTGGGCCTTCCATGACCTCCGACTTGGAAAGGTTCAGAGAGTACAATGGGGTAGTATGCGTTGTCAACTTTCACGTACTGAAGAAGACGAAGTTTGAGCGACCATACTACCTCATTTCTCTTGATACACCTTATTGGGCTTGGGGATTTCTTAAGCAGCATGCAGACTACGATAATATTACCTTAGTATGTCAGCAACCTACCAACCAATACCACTGGACATGGGATTATGAAGGGAAGAAGCTCTACTTTGCTGTCAACAAGAAGCTGAATAGAGAGCATAGGCTAAGCCCTGACTTATTTCCTCACCTACTCAACAAGGGTCAGACAGTTTGGACCGGCCTACACTTCCTAATTACCCAAGGCTGCAGAACTATCTTCTGTGCAGGTTTCAACAACAAGCCCTATGAAGATGGCTCTCATTATGGAGGTGGTGGTAGTAGTGTAGAGATATCCTACAAGCATGCAGTACAGCATTGGGATAATCTCATCTTTCCAGAACTACAGAGACTGAACATAACTTTCCACTCTGATAGGTTCAACCATTCCGCAGCTCAGTAAGCTTACCACAAATATTACATTCATACCTAATCTTACCATCGTCAGCTATAACCTCTTTAACAGTTCTTGCGGTGCTACACCTACAGTCTCCTAACCTAACTTCCTTAGTCTCTTCGTTAGGGTCTACTGGCATAGCCTTATCAGCGTATGAGTGTAGAACTTCCTTCTGTGCATCACAGAACATAGAGAATTGCTTGTTAACGAAAGCCATGTTCTCTGCTACTTGTTCATTCCTGTCTCTCATCTCTCTCCATGCAAACATAGTTCCCACTACATAGCCTACTCCAATACCAAACAGTATACCACAAGCTAGTTCAATCATCAGTCTTCTCCTTGTGCTTTAGCAAAAACTCTCCCGCATTGCAAAGAGTGCCGGTTCTAACCATCTTTCTAATCAACTCAACTGCCTCCTTCAGTGCAGCTTCCTTAGCCAGCAGCTCCTTGTATTGCTTAGGTGCAAGCTGATTGTTATTGATTTCTGCAACAATTTCTGCAAGTGTCATTTCTTCCATTATTTTTTCTCCTTACATTCCAGTTTGGAAAGAAGCTTACACACTGGACAGTCACGTATATTCTCTTGAAGCATTTGCGCTGTACATGTACATGCGACATTTTGACTTATGAACTCAATAGCCTGTACCAGTTTTAGCGTCATGTCATCTTCAAAGGATTGTTTGTACCAATCGCGGTCGGACTCAGCTTGCTTTAGTTCTTCTTCAAGCTCGGCAATGCGCTCGTCTTTCTCGGATACGATGTTGGCGTGGAGATACCTTTCAACATCATCGCCCCTTTCCAATATCGCAGTGCGTTCACATTGCGGTACACCACTGACTATGAACCATTTTTCCAATATCTTATCGAAACATATCTGTATCCGTTCCGGTGCGCTCATCAGTCACCTCCAATATTTAACTTGATAAGTGTCTTCTTAATGTCTTCTGCTAAATCATACTTAACTTCCGGTGGATACTTAACACCATTAATCAGATAGTCTACAGCTAAGTGTAGTTTCTCAGATAGAATATCTACCATCTTCTGAGACTGGTCTATCTGCGTGTCCTTGATATCTATCTCTTCATTAAGCTCATCTATCTGAGATTGCTTATACTCTACCTGCTCTTGTGAGTTATCAAATGGATTGCCTACAGAGTTGTCTGTATTCCATTCCGGCAGAGTTTTCATAGCTTCAACGCATAGAGTGTTAAGCATCTTGAGATACTCATACTTGTTAGAATCATTAGACTCTACCAAGCTAAGGATGAAACTATTAATCTTGTTTGTTGCTTGCAAGTTGTTAATTAAATTCATTACTATAGCTCCCGTTAGCAGGTTTGAAGTAAACAAATCCTTCGTCATTGTCAATACCTACAATGCGCCAGAACTTGTTATCTATGTTGGCAGTCATGCCCAACTCCATTAGCTCACGATGCTCCTCCTTTACCTGGAGTACCATGATAACCTTGTCATCTTCCATCACACAACCTTCATCTTAACGATTAAGTTTTCATTCTGCTTATTGAACATAAGCACTAAGTTTCTGCTGCATTGCTTACACTTACCATGTATAGAACTCTTGTCATTCTTATCCAAGCTGATAACTTTAGGTAAGAAGAACTGTACATGAGAACCACACATGCATTCTGTCGATACCCTTCTCTCTATCCTGTCTATCTCCCAGGGTGGTGCTACACATGGTATACTCTTTACCTTAGATATGTCAGAGTAGTTTACAATCTTAATGTTGCTTCTCTCAGCTACCCTACAACAGTTAGAGATATACTTTTCAAACTCATTGTAGGCTATGCTGTAGTCGTTGAGAAATGCAGGGTTAGGTATAAAGTCTATACCTATCAAGCCTATAGTGCCACCATCATTGCACTTTTTCATAGCCAAGTTAATAGCAGGAGTACAGCCAGAGTGCCACCATGCCAACTTGTTACTGTCCATAATAGGCTCTTCACTTAGCTTATGTTCGTAGACTTCTCCATAGTCAGCCGATTCCCTGTTGTAGAAATACCTACCTTCCTTGGCTGCTTCCTTAAAGTATTCATTCCTCTCAAACACTTTGTCATCTACAACATAGACATGTGCAAGTCCATACATCCAGTAAGTATTAACTCCTATAACAAAGCCATACTCTCTTAGGTCTATACCATGCAAACCCTGAGCAGAGTAACCAGTACATGCTACTATAACAATGTCATGCTTCACCCTGAGACTCCATCTTAAACTTCTTAGAATAGTTAGCCTTTTGATTACGTACATCCTGCTTACGTTTGTTCTTACCTATACCAAACAGGCATCTGTTGCATACAGAAGTATGCCGATTAGACCTACCTATAAATCTGCTACCACACTGAGGGCAGAAATGGTAGGACTTACCTGCATGCTCTCCTGCAGTAATAGGTATACGTTTAAGTAAGTGGCTATCCTCGCTACTTTTGTAGTCAGTCATGCCTCACCTCAATTTTCTTAGAAAGAATGTTAGCCATGTTGCCAAACTCTTCTTTCATTTCTTCCATAGACTTGGCAAACATGTAGATAACTTCGTTAGGGATAAGCTTGTCACCTTTTATCTCTATATCTCTGAACGTCATTATCAAACTCTTGTCGCTTAGCATCTTCATTTTTGGTAGCTTCTCAGGGTCTATATATCCTGCCATGTCTTCTATCTCGTTGGTCAGTTCATAGCGGTTCTTCCATGACATAGCAACAAGTTTTGGAAGAAATCCAAACTTAGTTATAAACTCACCTACTCCATCATGCAGCCACTGTACCATGCTGCTATACTTGGATGCTGTAGTGAACATATAGTCCATTATGCCTCACCTCCATAGGATTTAACACTACCTTCAACATGTCCATAGTGTGAATAGCTATGATAAGGTGCAAGGTTTATAAAGCTACACTTATCTAAAGGTATAGGATGATAAGTAATACCGTCCTTAATACCAGTAGTATTGATATCTTTCAGAGTCTCACACTTAACACATATAGCTTGCATAGCATCTAAGCTTACCATGAAGAACATAGTCTGTCCTTTAACTAGATAACCCATGCAAGATGCAGGTAGTTGAAGCTCTTTATCTGGAAACTTCTGTCCTCTACCCCACTCTGCATGTATGAGTATCTTGACATAGCCCTTAAACTTACACTCTATTTCACTGGCATCTTCCTTGCTAATCCTAACAGACATATTCCTGACATACCTCATTACTACCTGGCTGAGTGTAGCATACATACTCCTGGCAGGCTTGGGTTCTGCCTTGGGAAGCTCAGGTTCAGGCTCATCTTTAGGATACTTACTCCAATACTTGAGAGCTAGAAAGTGCTGCTCTTCAAACTTACCACGTTTCTGAGTAAACTTATACCTTTCAAACTGTTCCTCTGTAGCAGTATATTCCTTGTTACTTTCTCTGTCTACTACCCATAGTTTCTCTGCACCAAATCTCTTAGCTTCTTCCCAAGCTTCTACAGATATACCAATAGCAGGAGGGTTATTAAGCAAGTGCTTAGACCCAACTATATACTTCTTGAAAGTACCGTGGATAACAAACCCAACTGTCCTTTCACCTAACCTAACTGGAGTTCCTTTCTGCTTCATTATCATTCTCCTTGAATGGTGTTTTAAGAAATTCACGCAGCAGTACAGCAGCTAACTTAGCTAACTCTTCTTCCTTTATGTCTATCTCATACTTATTCCACTCACCGTAATCTTCTTCTACTACTAAGCACTTAATCTTCATAGCTAAACACTCCTAGTTCAGAGCAAGTCATTGACAATCAACAAGTTATGGCCTACATTTTAGCCGTTTTAAGCCCTTTTAAGGTGGGTCTATTTCTCGTGGACTCAGAACCCTTAAAATAATTTTGAGGCCCATTTTGGTGTACCGCAATCTGTAATATTTTAAGCATTGCACCCTGCTGCAGCAATAAGTGTATACATTCTACACAGCATGCAGAACCCATGCATGTTAATTGGGTGCTTTTTGGGCGTTGCATTTTCTTCATAACTGGTTATAATAGGTGCTATTAACCCCGCACCTTGAAAGCAGATGCAACATAGCACACGAACGTAAGAGAGATTCATTGACAATTACTCTCTTTCTTATCTCTATCTCTTTCCGTAGGGAGAAGTCTGCCTTCCTCATGTAACTCTATAGCTGACATGACAGAAGAAGCCATAACATCAGCAGCTTCTAGCAAGCCCTGAGTCTTAATGATATCTGTCTTGACAAAGTTAGGTATCTCTCCACTACCCTGCCATATATGAGCTAACCTTCTAGCCCTGTCTATGTTCTGCATTAGCTCCAACATAATTTCACTAGCATTCATCACGGTCTCCTTCCTTAAACATATTTACATCTACTGCTTGTAAGAAAGCATCAAACAGCATGATGGTTACAGCACCCATTACCAGGGTACGTATAGGTATAGCTGTCTTCATGCTATCCCAATCTCTTGCTGTTAGTATGCAGTAGTCTGGACTGTTGTTCTTACTGAATACTAGCAGTGGCATCTTAGGTATCGTAAGCTTAGAATTATCTATCTTACATTGTGCCCACCACTCACAGAAGCATGGTGTCTTAGCTGTTAAGAGTTCAGTAAACTCCCAACCTTCTTGGTTCTTACACTCAACTGAGAATGGGAAGTCATGTTCAGTTGCAGCTACATCACCAGAGATAACTGTCTTCTGCCAACCACCAGACATAGGAGTGCGTCTTATCTCACTACCCCACCACTCTGATAGCTTAACACATATATGTCTCTCGTAAGTAGCACCCCTACGCTTGCTTCTCTTACCTGCTTTGCTAGCCTTCCAACTCTTAATGCATACCTTGGCTTGTTCTTCATTGATGTCAAACTTCTGAGCTATAACTGGTGGCATAGCATCGAAGTTCTTAGCTCCGGATTTTTTCGCTAGGTCTAAAAATTCCTTGATGTCTTCTGTGTAGTAAGAGATGGCAGACTTGTGCTTCTTTGGCATAAACATTAGCTTCTCCTCGCGCTTAGAAAGTTCCTTTTTAGCTGCATCTACTAGCACTTGATACCTACTGGTAGGGTGTCTAAATGCTATGCGTCTAAGCATATCTAGGTTAACTTCACCTAAGTCATAGACGCTGTAGTTAGCAAGCCAGTCCATTATGTTATCTTTCTGAAATAGAAACTCCGAACAGTTACCCTACTGCCTATCTTGGTGACAACCTCAAAGCAGTACTTATGGAACTTAAGGTGTATACCTGCTTAGTGTACATCATATCGTACCCCTGTCGAAGATGCGTACTATCTCAGCCTTGCACCATCTAGGCTTGCGCTTGAATACGTCACAGACTATTGTTCTGCTATAGAGTATGCAGAACTTTGGCTGTGCTTCGTATTGTTTGTAGCTGTAAAACTGACAAATTTTTGTTTTACCAGTCCAACTTCCACATTTACATGGTATCTTAATTAGCCTGTTCATTTCTTACTCCCAAAACTAAGTAGAACTTTCATAGCTTGGTCTTCAGTGAACCCTGCTTCCATTAACTTACAGAACATAGAGTAAGATGTCTTGGCAAGTGTCTCGCCTAGCTCATCAAATGCATCTGACTTTAGCAACCTGTTGAAGTCAGGCAGCATCATCCTTACCAACTCAAGTCCTTCAAGTAGCTCTTTCATTATGAGAACCTCAAACAAGATTGTCTAAAGGAAAGGTCAAAGTCTACGCCACTTGGTCCCTCTTTCTGCTTAAGTACACGTAGACGCCTAGTGTTCTGAGATATATCCTTGAAGTGGAAAGCAAGCATTATGTCAGCATCTTGCTCTATGTCTCCACTCTCTCTCATGTCTGACATTTGCGGTATAGTCCTACCCTCATACTCTATGTTACGGTTAAGCTGAGATAGTATAACCATAGCCACATCAAACTCCTTACCTATCTGCTTAATAGCCCTGCTTATTTCACCAAGCTCATTGTTCCTACTCTGTCCTTTAGCACCTAGTATTAGCTGTAAGTAATCTATCATAACTACAGCAGTATCTGGATGCTCTACCTTCATCCTTCTTATCTCATTGCGTATACCCTGTACTGTCATACCAAACTTATCACAGATAGATATCCTAAAGTCTTTCATCTTAGTGATAGCAGCATCTAGCTTAGCTTCCTGGGTGCAGTCTAAGTCCATGCGCTTAATGCAATTGAACGGTATGCCAGAGAAGATAGATAGCAAGTAAGTCTGAACTGAAAGCGTGTCAGTCTCAAGGGAAATGATACCATTTGCTACTCCATGCCTAGCCAGGTGCAGTGATAGGTTGAATGCTAAGGAAGTCTTGCCCTGACTAGGACGACCTGCTATAACAAAGTACTGCTTACGTCTAAAGCCCTCTATTACCTCATCAATAGGTCTGATACCAGTGCAGAATAAACCTTCACGGTTCCTCTCTTCTGTGTTATTAACAAACTTATCTAGCAGTCTTGACAAATCTCTTTCTTCTGTACCGTCACCAGTTACACTAGCTCCTGCAAGTTCAATAGCTTCACTGGCTACTCTCTCATAGAGTTCATCGTGAGATACCTTGACGGCATAGTTCATTATGGAATCACCAAACTGAAATACTCTACGCCTGTCATAATGTATCTTGATGGAATGTAGGTACTGCTTCCACAAACCATATACAGGTTTCTCTCCTACCATTTCTACTAGCTGAGATGCATTGTAATCTGCAGGGTATTTAGCCCTATACTCATCACAGAAAGTAGCTAGGTCTACTGGCTTACCATGATTATACATGGTAGAGATGACATCGAAGATTCTCCTAGTTGTCTTAACTGAGAAGTAAAAGATATCAATGGTGTCTAGTATCTCACCTCTTGTATCCTCTTCCCATATAAGCTCAGCTAGGATACCCCTCTCTGCATCTGTAGGTTTGATAGAGTCTGGATACTTCATTAGTCCTCCGATGGTAGAACAAAGATAACGTTGCAAGGTTCGCAAGCTCTGCCTTCAAACTGGCAGTTATCAAATGTCTTCTTGAGTGTCTTCTCCTTACAGTAAGGACAGATATCGTTAGTTATAAACTTTTCTTCGTCCTTACTCATTGGTATTACTGCAGGTTTACGTGGCATGTTAACTCCGTAAAAATAAGCCAGTGGTAGGATTTATACCTACCGTTCTCTCCAGGACAACAAGCCCAGTTCCTTCGCGTAAGGTCGCACCGGCCTAGTTAGTTATTTGTTCTCGTCAATCTTGTGGTCTCCACACCAGTCACTAGGAAATACAGCAGGATAGCCATTCATTGACGGTGCATGTCTCCTACACCTTCCAATGTCGTGCTTTCCCATCTTGGAAACATACCACATACAGCTAACACATTTCATGCTTGCATGTCTATGCTTCCAAGGGTCACAACCTGCTTTCTCAGAATCCATCTGAGGTCTAGTAGCAGGTTCTGAAAAGTCATCTGCTTGTTTCTTACTCATATCCTATCTCCTAGTTAGTTAATCATCTTCCTCAGGTATGACACAATCACAAGGTTCAACCTCTATAGACAGGTCGTTATCAATGTCAACGTCCATTTTCTTGACATTGAGGTCTGCTCCACATTCAGCACAAGTAACTGAATGAGGTTGGTCTTGCATGTGGTCATTGACGGCATCATTTACTTCTCTTAGAATACCATCGTTATCAACTGCCATAACTACATCCTTATGCAAAAGGGTCATCTTCATCAGGACTGTCTTCCTCAGCAGGAGGAAGGTCAGCAGGAGCTTCTGCAGTAGCTTCGGCAGTGGGTGATTCATCCCAAGGTTCATCACCGTCAGCATCAGTAGCTTCTTCGGGAGCAAAGAACCTATCAATCTCGTTCTGCTCTCCGTACTGCTCTGACTTAGTAAGTCTAACCTTGGCATCTACTATCTTGTTCATCCACTTTCTAGGGTCAACAGTTACGTTACCCTTGACGTTGAATCCTGCTGCAGACATGAAGCTTTTGACCATAGACAGACAGTTAGCCAGTTTGTCAGGGTCAGAGTGAGCAATCACCAAGTTGGTGAACACATTGCTACCCTTGTAAGTACCACCGATAACACGGAACATTATACGTGCCATCTTAACACCCTGCTGCTTACCATCTTTAGGTGTAACACTATCCACCTTAAGCCTGTACCTATCAGCAGGAACTGCTCCACGCGTACTCTCTTGCACATCATCAAAATTATAGTTGTAAGGTGCCACTTACATTCTCCTTAACCAAAAGGGTTAGCTTCTTCTTCGGATACCTGCACAGTTTTGACAGGAGCTGCTTCCTTCTTTGTCTCCTTCTTAACAGGTTCTGCTGTAGCTCCCTTTACAGCATTGAATATGTTAGTCCAATTAGGTTCAGCAAGCATCTTAAGTTTACCAGACCTATCCTTAGTCATGTACCTATCATGTCCACCTGTAAGCCAAGAGTAAGTAGCTCCTTTCTTAGACTTCTTAACGTTAGCAAAGAATACAAAGTCAAAGAACTGGTGTACGTTCTCACTCAACTGACCGTTAAGTGCAGGATAGTACTTAGTCTCTCCTGTGTCACTGTCCTCCTTTCTCTTAGGGTGACAAGTAAAGATAACATTGACAGGTAAGTTACGGAAACCTCTAATCATCTTACGCATATAGATATCAAGCAAGCCCCATTCCTGCATAGTAAGAGTCTCAGTTTCCTTAGCTTCCTTCCTGTTCTGCTTGATATACTCCTTACAGAGTTCATTGCTCTCTGTTAAACTATCAAAGTAAACTGTACCTATCTCTCCTGCATACTTCTTAGCTAATTGGTATGTCTTCTGTACATCTTCCCAACTAAACATCTCAACTGGCTTAGTAGCAAAATCTACATCAGAGATAGACAAACAACCAGACTCACAGCTACAGTACATAACTCTATCCAGATGAGGCAGTGTCCTACTTGCATAGGTCTTACCTGTACCACCTGGACCTAGCAGCAAACACTTGAAATGTTTATACAACTGCTTGAGGTCTATCCTATTCATCTGTAACTGCTGAATAGCAGCTTCCAAACCTTTCATTGATACACTCATGTTAGTACTCCTGCAAATTGGTCAGAGTAATGCCTACGATAGTCAGGTATCTCCACTACAGCTATCGTAATAGCGTCAGGTTCTTGCTTCTCAGACTTACGTGCAGAGTTGATATGCTTAGTCTGAGTCCTAGCTTTGTTCAGACCGTCAGTAGTGAAAGGAAATACATCACCGACAGTTTTGTCTGGCAACATGCTAGTATACTTAATTAAGTTAGCAGGTTCCATATCATTCTCCAAATGCTAGAGGGTCAGGTCTATCACCTTGAAGTATCTCATCTACTCCAGGGTGTTCCATGCGTTCCTCAAGAGGTTCGTCTATATCTTCCTGGTCTTCGTTGTGATTAGGAGGAGCAGGTTCACCGTCATCAAATGCACATTCATGGGGAACTACAGTTATGTTGTAGTCACCATTATCATCTATGTTATTACTCTCAATGTCTAGCTCTTCACCACACTCAGAACACTCAAGATAGTAAGGCTGCTTATCCATGTGTTCTTCTATGTTAATAGTTACTCCCTCAACAAAGCTATCTTTCTGCTTCTTGATAGCTTGAACTACTGCATCTGCAGCTTCATCCCACAGTACCTCAAGCTCTTCTTCGATAGCATCTGTAAGAAACTTGTAATTCTCTGGCATTTCAATCTCCTAGCCAAATGTTTTATCTTGACAGCTCTGGCACATACCAGATATCGTAAACTCTTTACGTGAAAGCTCATCCTTGAACTCACTAGCATCTTCACCACATATAACGCATGCATTTCTTGCTATGCTACCAGTCCTGCTTCTACCAAAAGATTTGAGACTCATATCATCTAGCTGTTCTTCCATCTTAGCAGATTTTTCAGAAGGTTCAGACATTACCTATTCCTTATAATAGGGTGACAGGCACAGGCTCGGAGGGTTGGAACTGGGGAAGTTGAGCCTGCACCTGTCAATGTTAGTTATGCAACTTTGAGGTCAGCAAACTGAAGTGCTTTATCCCAAGCTTCCTGCTTGAGAGTACGGGAAACACCAAACCACTGACGATGCAAGCGTGACTCACTGACATTGTTACTACCACGAGTACCCTGGTAGTGGTCAGTCCACTGAGTAACGGCATTGTATGCACCCCACAGAGTACCCCTAGCACCTACATCTACTATGCTAGGTGAACTGTCATGGATAGTACGGAGTTCAGCTCTCTGCTGAATGCGATTGTGCTTGACTTTCTCCTTCTCCTCAGGAGTAGTAGCAAACACAACTTGTCCGTTCTCATCTTCGTCAGGGAATAGGGTAAAGAAGTAAGTGTTAAGAAGCTTGTCCGTCACTTGCTTAGACGCAAGGTACTTTGACTGTGCTTCAAAGTCAGTAAAGTACTTAGCTGCCAAGCCAAGTGTCTTCTTAGCATCTTCTACCCTTTGGTGCATAGAGTGTGTATGTCTGATAGATACTATACTGTCTGCTCCACTGACTGCAGCAGAGAGTGTATTCCAACATACAACCCTAATAGGAGTGAGCATAATCTGCAATGAGGAACTACCATCATAACTGTTAGATAACAAGAGGTATTTAGCTACCTCATCCTTCTTAGTAATCTGCATGGGAGTTTGACTAAGCTCCACAAGCATCCATATCTTCTTGCCTTTCATCAAGCTACCTGCAGTATTATAATGAGCACCTTCCTGCTGCTCCACAATAGCATCTGCTATGGAGAAGCATTCATTAGGTTGGAAAGGAGTATAACGCTTCCCAACTGTACCAAGTATAGACTTGTCTGAATCTCTGACTACTGCTACCTTGTCAGGAACTAAGATAGGCTCATTATACTCTGACTTAATGAACATATCACAAAGCTCTACGTTCCAGTCTAACTTAGCTAGAATGATAGCTTCCTGAGCCGTAGGTGCTTCCAGTACTTTAGTACCAAGTCCGTGCCAAGGTTCCTGTCCTACATAAAACATACTCTCAATTTCGTGTGCCATTTTACTACCCCCCTATCGAATAAGGTTAGAACTCACGTGAGTTCTTTAACGTACACTCTACATCCTTCATGGTATTGCGTATACAAGCTATGTTTGTTCTCAACGTGCCTACTTCTAACTTAAGTTCGTTGTTTTCTTGCACTACTTCAACATAGTCAGGTCTTACATCGCCTTGAGAGTTCATCAGCTTACGATGTAGTGAAGCAGCTTCAAACGTATTACGCATAATCAAGCCAATGAGTGCAGCTATGTCCCTAGCACACTGGTCAGGGTCATCTGCCTTGTTAATATTTTCTATGGCAGTCATTATGCTACGTTCTAAGCTGTTCCTAGTTGTCTCAGTTACTTTCATTGGCTATCCTCCCAGTTTACGTGCAAAGCAAGTAAGAATGTCAACTCCACAGTTACCAGTATTAATAACTGTACAGTTCTGGTTGAGAGCAGCTCCCTTAATCAAGAGCTTAACTCCCTCAGTCATGCACCTAACAGATTCTCTAGCTATGTCAGTATGTTCAAGACCAGTCACTTATCTTTTCCTCCTTCCCTATAACACCTGCTTCTGCGAAACTATCTCTAGTCTTCAAAGCATCTACTCCGTCACCTACTTCATTTCTTAACTCACACTGCCTAATTACTTCCTGCACTGCAAGCTTCCTATTGTTACTACGTGCATGGAAAGCATCTGAATAATCTCCTGCATTCTTGCCTACTCTCCTAATAGTCCACATGTACCATCCTGCTTCCATAGCCATAGTAGCTACAAAGCAGACATTGTTAGTGAGGATGAATAACTTCTCCTTGTCACTGTTAACTGCATAGATTCTAGTCATTAGTTATACACCCTTCTGAGTAGCTTTCTGGTTCCATTGCTTCTCACTCCCCAGATACTTCCCCTAAAAAGGTTGATGTTACTTGCCCACATCCAGTCAACAGGTCCATATACCTTCTTAAATCTTTTACCATGTACATCTACTCCTGTAACATGGTACTTAACAAAGAAGTTGGGTACACACTTATGCCAAGGTAGTTTAGTCATTGTTTCCTCCATTATACACTAGGTCATGTGCTAGTGAGCCAGGAGACAGTGACTCCTTGCGTACATCGTTGAATGATTGAAGAGGTATGTTGTACCTTGATTCTATATTCATCTCTCCTAATCCAGTTGCTAAGTCTACCTCTACAATAGCAACCAAGTCACCATGAGTCATCATGCTAGTATCTACTCCTGCATTGATAACTAACCTTTCACCTAAGTCAATCCCACCTTCTATCCTATCACGTACACACTCTTCCATGTGTGCAAGTATCAAACTCAGCGTCTTTAGTTCCTTGTGAGATAGTCTCATTTCTCACCTCTCTTCCACCTATTAGGACAACCTACCTTATGCATAATCCTACCTTTCCAACGAGACTTACAACCGCACTTGCTACATACATACAAGTACATTGCTTGTCTCTCACTGTATACCATTCCCTCTATTTTACGCATGTTAACCTCCTACGAATAAAAGGTACAAATCTTGTAGCTTTCACCATCACTGCTTACCTTGATAGCTACTCCAGAGAAGAAAGTGTCGTTCATAACTCCATCCCACTCAGCTAGAGGGTCAATACTTCTTTCGTCTAAGCGAGTTGGTACAGCTTTCTTGGTTGAACACATGAACTCAGAGAGGTGATACCATCTACGTCTATAGTGAATGAATAGGTCATCACTTACTCCCTTGTCATCTGTTAACCAGTCAAAGTCTGCAGTTCTTATCTTTCTTGGAACCTCATGTCCATACTTAAAGTGCTTCCACTTGTTATCAGTTACTATCTTGAGCATCATACACTCTCCAGACTGCTGCGACTGTGAGCACTAAAGGTCATACCTTCCTCAAAGGGTATCTTACCAGCATCTTGCAGTGACTTGTCAAACAACTGAACATACCACTGGTTCTTTTCCTGGTATACCTTGAAGTCAAAGTGATACAGCTCAGCTACTAGGTTAATCCTGCTCTTAGTTACTGGAGTATGCCAGTAGATTCCATCCTTGTCAGTAGTATTGAGAGTAACATTATTACCATCATACTTGACTATGACAGTGCCGTGCAACTCAACATGCAAGATACAATCTAACATGTATGCTTCTGTGTTTCCCTTCTTATTCAGTATATCACGTAGCTTGCAACCTTCATATTTCTTATTCATCCCTCACCTCCTAGCTAGTAGGGTTGTCAATCTTGTTATCCTTCTGATACTGCCTAACTCCCCTCCTGATGTTATCAAGCATGAAGTCTAGCACATTGCTGCTAAACTGGAAGCCAGGTTCTTCCTCCCTATGATGACAGAAACAGTCAGCAGCTTGACTGAACTCAAACACTGTCTTGTTAACTTCGTAAGCTGCTTGACACAGTTCCTTGATGACTTCTTCTTTCTCCATGACTCACCTCCTACGAATAGGGTTAACTTACTTAAGCTACTCTCTGCTCCCTTGCCACTCTCTTAATCAGCCCTCTTGTTAACGTGTAAGGTGCAAAGTATATCCTCTGGTTGGTAAAGTGCCTAAACCCTTGCTGTTCATCCACTCTCTTGCTCAAGTATCTAGCAACTATACACATGGCATCGTTCCTCTTTAGTTGACATACCATGTAAGGTTCTCCGTCCTTATCTAGCAACGTAGCTATCTGACTGTACTTGTTCATGCTTGCAAAGTGCCACTTCCATCCTAATAGCTCCCTAATAAATTCATCCGTATTTACTTCCCTGACTCCTTCTTCTTTAATAAATACATGCATTCTATTTCTCCCTAGCGAATAGGTTAAATAGGAATAAAAATGAACTTCCCACACTTGCAAGAAAACTTTCTATGCTTCCTACATGCTTCAAGCGTTACCACTTCACCAGTATCTACTGCGAATCTGCCACATTTGCATTTAACTCTCATTGCTTACTCCTTGCGAAAAGGGTTAAAGATGCCCTTGCCAGTCAAGAAGCTATATGGTTATCCCTACCACATAGCACCGGGGATAGACTGACAAGAGCTATTTAGTAAAGACTTTAGGGAAGCTTGCAAGCTGTTTTAGTGTGAAGGTTTACTTGCTTGATACTACTTAGCCGATATTTACTTGCTTGCCTGACATGATACTCTTGGCGGTTTCTTCATCTACGCCCAAAGCATTCATAATGTTCTGAACTCCTGCAGTCTTGCTGATGCTGTTGCCGCCTGTACTGTTCAGAGTTTCTTCGAGCTTTTCTTCCTCAATACCCTTTACTTTGGCACAATGCCGGACTATCTCAAGGATATCAAGCTTTTCAGAAATGACGTTCAAGTTACTGTTGAAGTATCCACGAATCTGA